ACCAAACTGATTCCGATAATGTTGACGCTTTGCCAAGTAAACTATTACGTGGTAAGACAAGCGGCGCTATTGGACAAATTACAAGCTTTGAAAACGACGCAACACCGGGCTTTACTGACTTCTTCGTTAATATGCTATCTCCGCTAGACTTCATTGTAGGCGAGGAAGTTGAATACGGTTACAAGACTGTTACTAAGCAGGTAACCATACAAGTCGAAGGCGGAGTATTTGAAGAAGACTTCCCAATTAAGATTCCAGCAAACACCAGTGTAATCGGTAGCGAGTTCCGTAGAACTGTGATCAAGCCACATAACGGTGTTTCTCAAAGCTCGTACGCTGGCACATACTTCTACAGAGATAATGAGTTCGACGGGCTTACTGTTGCTACAGAAGGTGTCGCAGTTAACGATCAGCAAGGTAACGAAAAAGGTAAAGTAGGACGTCACTACTTATATCGTGCTGATAGAGCAAAGAACGTTGGCTCTGTAATTGCTAACACAGGTAGCTACACAACAGCAGCAAACATTCTACTAGAAAACAAAGAATACATTGTTGAAGAATCACTACGCTTCTTAGACACAAACTACAGCAGCGTTACATATGATGCTGAATCTTACAGAACAGACTTTAGAGCACTTATTGATGCTCTTGCTGATGATTTACGTGACGGCGGCGATGCGAACAGTCTTGTAGTCCAAGGTTCTTACCACGAAGTAGGTAACACTGATTACCTAAGTCGCTTTGGTGATAGTTCTACTGAAGTAGCAGTCGAAGCTGCTATTGATAACGTGGCTGTATTAGCCAACAACTTACTAAGTGCTACTGCTCCTGTTTACACAGACAGCAGCTACACAGCAGGCAACAGCGCAGTAACAAACATTGTATCACCAAACCTAAGCTTAGGCAGTGGAGAAAGTGGTACTGCTGCTATTGTAACAGCATTAACTGACAAGATTAACTTTGTATTCAGCATTGATTACAACCCACCACTACGCAACTGTGATATTGATGCGTTCTTAATGAACGATGCTTCAACGGTAGAAAACATCACAGTACAAGGGCACAAGTCGTTTGCTATGGTTCTTGATCCAAACGGACAAGTACTAACCAAAGCACCATACATTGCTAACAGCTCTAGCTTAACGCAAAGTACAAACACTAAACTATTTGCAGGCGGCGTATTTGCTGATGCTTACACAGGCAACATTCCAGTTAAGATCAGAGGCAACTCAGGTACATTTGACGACGGAGCACGTGGCACTGTTAGTCTTAACGCATTTACTCTTTGGGTTGAAAGCGAAGACGTGGATGTTATCGGCGATAGCACAGGCCTAAGCACGCAAGGTTTAAAGCTAAAAGAGCCACAAGTTCCTGCGGTGTTTTACACAGGCGGTGTACGTTATCAAGTTAACGCTATTAGTAATTACGATCAAGACCTTGGTCGCTGTATTGTTTATTTAGATGCTGGTGCCAACGGTGGTACAGGATACACAGGCTCTGTTGACGTTGACACTTACATTCAAAGTGGTGGTAGTCGCAGTGTTGAAATCAGTAACTTTGCTCAAAGCAACGATCTAGCATACGGGATTGCCGGCACTAACGGCGCACAAATTACTGCTACTGGCATCGAAAGTACTTATACACAAGCAGCGTTTTATGCTGCCGACGGTACTGACATTAAAGTTTCTAACTCTACAGTAAACTTTGGTAAGTTTGGTCTTGTAGCAGACGGCACTGATCCAAACGAAATTCCAGATGATGTAGATCTAATTGGTAACTCTACACAAGCTGCCAAGGCTTACGTTGATGGTAGCTACACTGGTAACTTAAACGATGGCGCTATTGCTGTATATGACTGTGCTGTAGCACCAATGAAGGATAGTATTATAACTATTGATCACGGTACAGCAGGTACACTTAACTATCGTGTTACAAGTGTAACTGATATTACTGCGGCAAGTCCTACGCCAGCGCCGTCGCCAACTGTACTAAACGCTAATGTTTACCAACTACAGTTTGTTGCTGAGAATTCATCCACCACTGACTTCTATAGTACACTACAAGAAGCTGTTACTGATGATACTATTGTTGAAATTAGAAGCGGCAAGCAATTCCTTTACGACAACGTAGCAGCAGCAGGCTCACTTAACCCAAGACCAAACACAACTGTAACTTACGACGAGTCCGCAGACGTTGGTTATAAAGCAACTGCGTTTGCTACTACTGACAACTACGGAAGCGCTCTAGCTGCTAACCGTGTACGAGCAACGTTTGATACTGACTACAAGTACATCGAACTTACTCCTAACACTACGCATAACGGTGGCGGATTCGGTAGCACTGCTAATGATACAAAACTAGCAATCGAAGTACTAACCGGCGGCGCTGCTCCGTTCTTAGACAGCACAAGAATCGTTGGCAAGGTATTTGCGCACGCAGGTAAGAGTCATTACATCACAACTTACAAGAATGTAACTACGCTAGAAATGGCAAGTGCTGTTTCGTTTACTGCTGGTGATACTGTAACACAAGATGTTACGGGTGCTACTGGTACAGCACTAAAGACTGTATCAAGCGGTACAACTGTACACGTCTATGACGTGACTGGCACGTTTAACACGACTAACACTATTTCCAGTGTTGTTCCGACTACAGTTAGTGTAAACAACTTTGCTTATGTTGAATTCAACATAAGCGACGCAAGTGTAAGTGGATCTAACATTAACCCATCACCGCAGGCTGCTGGTTTAAACACTGCGATTACAACTACAAGAAAACTATTCGCAGGTGTTACAACTGGCGAAGACGCAAGCGTAGTTGAAAATACTGCGATCATCCGTTCTACGAATACAGTGTTCAAGAGCGTGGGCGCAGGTTCGTTTAACGAAACTAACTATCCAAACGATATTCTTGGTGATCCTGAGAATACACAAGATCCTACAGCGTTTACTGATTCTCCGGCTGCTTCTACTGCTGAAGTTTGGGAACGTGGACAAGGTAGAGTGTTCTGGACAAGTACTGATCAGTTTGGCGTATTCCGTGTAGGTCAATTCTTTAACGTAGACCAAGCAACTGGTGACACTACTATTGAAGGTGGTGTTGGTATTTCCAATGCGGTGAGCCTTGGATTTTCCGCTGGTACAACAGTTAACGAATTCTCAACTGATACAAGTATGAGCGGTGTTTCCGATAGTGCTGTACCAACCGAGAAAGCTGTTAAGACATACATTGACCGACGTTTACACCTAGACGAATCCGGATCGGTGATTGCCGGCGGCGATAAGATCGGTCCAGGTTACCTCGACCTTGAAGGTAACGCTACGATGACTGGCGACCTTAACATGGGTAGCAGTTTCCGTATTACTAACCTTACTACAAACAGCGGCGTAACTACCGACGCCGCTAACGTAGCATACGTTAACTCTAAAGTAGCTGAGTTTGATAGCATTAGCGAACTAGCTGATACTAGTATTAGTTCAGCTGCTACAAGCGACTTCCTGGTGTACAACGGCAGTGCTTGGGAAGATGCTGCTGTTACAGGCGACGTAACACTTACACGCACAGGCGCTAACGCTGTTACAAGTGCTATTACAGCAGGCGCTATTGTTAACAACGACGTAAACGCTAGTGCTGCTATTGCGCAAAGCAAACTTGCTCTTGATGATGCTACTACAAGCGCTAAAGGTATTGCTAGTTTTGCTAGCGCACACTTTACAGTAACGTCAGGTGCTGTTGATATTGCTGCTAACAGCATAGCTAAGGCAGACATTGAACAAATTGCTACAAGCACTGTACTTGGTAGAACGACTGCTGGTACAGGTAATGTAGAAGAGATTGCCATTAGCAGTCTAATTAGCGCAGGCGGTGCTGTTGTAGATGCAGACTTTACAGCAGACAACACTGGTTCAAAGGTACTAACACAAGTTGCGTCTGGGTCATACGGTTTAACTAACTTGTCAGCTACAACGTCTAACAACTCTGTAGTTAAGCGTTCAGCAACTGGTGAAGTAGATGCTACTGCTTATCAAATTGATGGCAGCCAGATACTTGATGTAGACGGCACTGATACTGTACTTAAAACTACAGCAGGCGGCGTGCTGCTAAGAGGCGAAGGTGCTAGTAACCCTGTACTAGAAACAGGCGGCGCAGTTCAAGTAGGCGACATTGCCAATGTAGCTAACAGCACATTCCAAAATGCTAGTAGTTATAGCGCAAACACAAGTAAACTAGCGTCTACTTGGATTTACACAAACTTCTTAGAAGCTGCTACTGAAAAAGATGCTACTAGTACTGGTATTGGCTTAGGAGCAGGTGGCGGATTTGCTGAGTCTGCTGCTGACGCTATTGTTGCTGTATCCAATGGCAATGTTAAAGTTGTAATCAACGATAGCGGGCTAGAAGTTGCTGCTGGTTCTTACGTAAAAACTAATACAATTACAACAGGCGCAAGTGGCACTGCTGGTACTATTACTGGTAACTGGAGCTTAACTGTTGGATCTAGATTTGAAGCTACTTATGCTGATATCGCAGAATACTACGAAGCTGATCATACATACGAAGTAGGCACGGTACTTGTATTCGGCGGCGAGAAAGAAGTTACCGGTTGTACTGAACATCGGTCTACAAAAGTTGCTGGCGTAGTTTCTAACAATGCTGCGTTTACTATGAATCAAGACTGCCCAGGCATTGCTGCTTGTATTGCTCTTGTAGGACGTGTTCCAGTAAACGTAATTGGTCAAGTAAGCAAAGGGGATATGTTAGTTGCTAGTGCTGTTCCTGGTTATGCTATAGTTGATAACGACCCTAAAGTTGGAAGTGTGATCGGCAAAGCAATTGAAGATAAGATCGATAACGACAAAGGTGTAGTTGAAACACTAGTCGGCAAGTAATAAATATATAAAAGAGAGCGTAACATGGCTAACAGATATCCACTAATAGTTGACTCAACTGATTCAAACAAGATTAAGGAACTCCCCTCAGGAGACAACCTTAATCTTACAGGAAGCAGTGTAAGCAGCGTACTAAACATAACAGCTACCGGTGTAGTAACAGCGCCTAGTGTTGTTGTTGACTCCGCTACTGTCGGCGGCGCAACTATTAAGAACGTGGCAACTACTGCTAACTACACAGATCTTAATAACCGCCCTACTGCGCTAAGTGACTTTACAAACGATATTAACGCAGTTTCATCAGGTGCTAACGTAAGCATACTAACAAACGACGCAGGTTATTTAACAACAGTATCATTTGCTAACTTAACAAGCAAGCCTACTACACTTGCTGGATACGGTATTACTGATGCGCTAACAACTGGGTCTAATAACAGTTTGCTTGTTAACGACGCAGGGTATATAACAGCGAGTGATCTACAAAACGGAGTCATAACTGTTGATGTAAACAATACCGGTGACTTAGTTGGCTCTGTATTTGCCGACGATAGCACTGTAATGATTGACAGTATACTAGCCGCTGTAAATCTCGACGGTACTGTACGTGGCAATGTTATTCCAAACAACAACGGTGTACATAATATCGGGTCTGATTCTAATAAGTTTAACATAATAACAGCTACTACAGTTACAGGCAAAATAGAAGCTACTACTGATTCGGCTCCTACAGCAAACGCAGACCCAGGTAATACTGGTGAAATAAGATACGACGACAGTTTTATATACATTAAAACAGCAAGCGGCTGGAAAAAAGCAGCACTAAGCGCAATAGTTTAACGGAGAGATAAATGACAGTACAATCAATTAACATAGGCACAATCGCAAACGACGGTACTGGCGATAACTTACGTGTTGCGTTTGAAAAAGTAAATCAAAACTTTCTTGATCTTGATGATCGTTTCTCGTTTACTAATAGTGTTGAAAACTTGGGCAGCGGCTCGGGTGTGTTTTACAGCAAAGAAAATAATATATTGTATTTCAAATCTTTAGTAGCAGGCTCTAATATAGCGCTAAGCACTACTGATAACGAAATAACAATTAACAGTAATGAAAGCTTTACTATTCAAGCTGACAGCGATAGTGTTAATATTGCCGGCACTAGTAAGTCTTTCGGCATAAAAGGCGTTGGCAATGTTAATGCTGGCATTTCAAGCAACGATATTCAAATATCGCTAGATCCAACTGGCCTTGTTGCTCTTGATACTGCTCCTACGCTAGGCGGCAACTTAGACGCTGGTAACTTTAGTATTACAAATGTCACTGGCATAACTGCTTCTACATTTACTGGTAACTTAGTTGGTACTGTAAACGGTATTGGTATTACAAGCTCGTTTGAAGATTTAAATCTTGGCGGGATTGTTTATCAAGTTACTACTAGCCAAGAATATGTAATAGCAACATTGGATCTAGACTACGGTACATTTACTGCTCCCGGAGCTTTAAACAGCGACTTTGGAAGCATCGTATCCTAATAAATACAATAGGAGTATATGATGCAAGCTGAACAAATCTGGACTAAGAAATCAGGCAATACAATTGCTACTGTGAACGAAAACGATATTGTTTCGATTGACCTTCCGTTAATAGACAGTGTTGACTCTACAGCAATTCAAGTTGAAGTCATTAGTGGGAAGTTACCGTCTGGTCTTAGAATAGATGGTAATCAAATTACAGGGACGCCAGTTGAAGTACCGATAGAGACTAAAGTTAGGTTTGTACTAAGAGCTACATACAACAGTCATACATTTGATCGTACATTTAACATTGTTGTTGTGGGATCCGACTTGCCTGTATGGAAAACTCCAGAAGATTTATTACCTGCTGGCCCTAACGATCAATACTTTGTGTTAGACAACTCGTACGTTGATTTTCAACTGGTTGTCGAAGACGAAGATATTCGGGCAGGGCAAGTTCTGCGTTACAGTTTAAAAAGTGGACAAATACCTCCGGGCTTAGTGCTAACACACGATGGTAAAATTCAAGGTGTAGTTGACCCTATACTAGCAATTGAAAAAAGTATCAAAGGCGGCTACGACGCTGCGCCTTACGATTACGGCGCAGGAACGGGCTATGACTGGTATAGTGCCATTGCTAATTCAACAAATGGGTACGACAGTTACTACTATGATCTAGTAAAGTATGATATTTCTGTAAATACCCGTACACCTAAAAAGCTAAACAGATACTACCAATTTACAGTTGACGTAACTGACGGCGAAAACGTAGTACCGAGAACATTTAGAATTTTTGTAGTCGGCGATGATTTCTTCACTGCTGACATTACAACAATGCAGGCTGGCACAGGTACATTTACTGCTGATGCTTCTAAACTGCGCAGGCCAATTTGGCTTACTCCGGGCGACTTTGGTTACCGTAGAGCAAACAACTATATCTCACTTCCGTTACAGGTAATCAATAACAGTACACTAGGTGGGCTTGTTTGGTATCGTATGGAAGAAATCAACGACGACGGTACTGACAGTGTGCTGCCGCCGGGCCTAGGACTTGACTTCCGTAACGGCTACATTGTAGGACGCACACCTTACCAAAAAGGTATTACTGAAACTTATAAGTTTACAGTATCGGCCATACGTGTAAGCTTTGACTCCGAGCGTGTAGAGCTACAACAGAAAACAGAAGAAGCAGCAGCACTAAACAGCGCTACACTAAAAATTAGCAAAACTGAAAAAGTCACTGCTACTGATCTTATAGGCAGAACATTTACAGTTGAAGGTAACACTTACAAAATTCTGTTAGCCGACCTAAGCCATGCAGACTATGATCTGATCACGCTTACTTACGGTACACGCACAGTTATGCCAAAGGGCACTGCTATTAACCTAGGCATTTTTGATCTAACAGAAGCAGAAGAAGCCAAGAGTACAAAAACGTTCACGGTTAACTTGTTAGGCGAAGTAAACAGTGAAATTTCCTGGTTAACTGCTAGCGACCTTGGCAGTGTAAGCGCAAACTACACAAGCACAAAGCGAATACAAGCATCCACTAGTGTTCCTAATGCTACGCTAGTATATCGTGTACAGTCAGGTGACTTGCCCCCAGGCATGCGTCTTGACTTTAGCGGCGAGCTCATTGGTACAGTAAAAAGCTTCGGCAACACAAGCGAACAAGGACTTACTGTTTTTGATAACGGTACTACCAAGTTTGATGCTAATACTACACGCATGGATCGAAAGTTTGAGTTTACTGTAGAAGTTAAAGATCACTTTGGTTATAGCATAACTACACGTAAGTTTACACTAGTTGTAGATGACCCAAACAGTAAAGAATTTAGTAACCTACATCTAAAGCCAATGCTAACAAGAAAACAGCGTGACGCATTTAGAGATATCATAGGTGACCCTCAAATATTCTTGCCAGAGCAACTGTACAGACAGAATGATACTAACTTTGGTATACAATACGATCCTACAGTTCTGTTGTACGCTGGTATTGAAACTAAGAACATGCGCTACTATGTAGCAGCAGCAAATTTGTACGGTAAGCGCAAAACATACAGCATAGGCAGGTTAAAAACCGCAGTAGCGAAAGAACCCGGCACTCAAAACATTATCTACGAAGTTGTATACTTAGACTTAGTTGACCCAAACGAAACACTAATCAATCGCAAAACACGCAAGTCTTACACGCATCAAGATCATACACCGTTGTTAGTCAACAGTAGTCACTACGACGTTACTGACGAAACATACGATAGCGACCCTTATGAGCTAGTAGTAACTACTAGAGAACAAGGCGATGTTGTTGTTGACTTTACTAGCAGTTTAGACATAGAAACTAGAGCCAACGGCACACTACAATACTTGTTAGCACATCAACTATTTGTGTACAGTCGACTAGGCAACATACTAGAGACTAGTTTACAAACAGTTGGGTCTAGTACAAACTACGAATTGCGCCCGAGCAATCCAAACGTAGTTACTGTAGACATAGACTTGTATACAGCTGATGGCATTTACAAAAACAAAAAAACAATATCTAGTATTACTAACTTAAGAGAAGAAATACTCAAAATAGGCGAGACTGAAAAAGACTTTTTGCCTTTATGGATGCAGACTCCGCAAACTACTATTGCTGAAATAGGCTACGTGCCGGCTCTAGTACTTTGTTACTGTAAGCCAGGCGGAAGCGCACTAATCAAAGAAAAAATAGAAGACCAAAAAATAGACTTTAAACAGTTTGAACTAGATATTGATCGAGTAGTAATTGACAACGCAGAGTCGAACGCAGATGATCAATATCTAGTGTTCCAAAATAAAGAGTATGTGGTTTAACAAGATAAATATTACGGAGACAAAAAATGGCCAGTAACATTACCGCAGATAACATTGATGCTAACTTTCCTGTCGCAGGACAAGATAATAACAGCCAAGGTTTTAGAGATAACTTCAACCTTACAAAAAATAGCTTAGTCGCAGCTAAGAGTGAAATCGAAGACTTGCAGACTAACACCGCTAAGACCAACGGCGATAACAACTTCGCTGGTAATAAGCTTACTAACTTTCAGCAAGAAAACTTCACTGAAACAGTTTATAGCTACGGTGCTATATCCAATGACCTTGACATTGACTGGGAGTTTGCTCCGTATCAATTGCTACAGGCAGGCGCAGATATTACACTTACCCTTATTGATTGGCCTAACTCACCAAAGCACGGTAAGCTAAAGCTACAGATTACCGGTGACGGTACTGAAAGAACTATTAGCTGGATAGCAGGCAACGGCGGCACTATCAAGAAAGACTCTAGTTGGCCAGCATCCTTTACTGTAACCAGCATTAACGATCCTGTGTTTGTTGAGCTTTGGACTACTAACGGTGGTGTAACTGTGTTCGCAAGATACCTAGGACAGTACACAAGCTAATGAATCCTTTTGTAGACGGCGCTTCGGAACTTAGCGAAGCTCAACTTATAGACAAAATCGAGGATCTATCTCGAAAGTACTTTATGACGTCGAATCCTCAAGTGCGTGAGCAAATGGCTTCAATACTTGACATGTATAAACTTGAGTTCGAAGAAAGAAAAGTTCGATCTCAACAAAGACAAGATGACGACAATAAAGATCTTGACAACTTAATCAACATCAACTAAACTAATACTATGCTTATAAAAACTGACGACCTCGGGGTGCCTCGTTTTACGAATAACGATCTAATAGACATGATTTATCAGGGCAATGCTGATAAATGTCATGTAGTTCTCTGCGATCCAAGTGATGAAATAGACAAGTTCAATGCTGCTATGGATGAACAAGGACTGAGTAAACTACAGAAGTATATTTCGTTAGACGTAGATCAAAAGACCTTTGACACAGTATGTCAATCAGAATGGCTAATGCCTCAGGAATACAAAGATATTAATGTACACAATTACGTACTGAGTAAAGCTAAAACGCCGTGTTCGCAGGATGTTCAAGATCGTATATGGGAAGAACTAGCAGAATTTGAAGAACACGGAATGCTGGATCTATTACGCTATATGATTTATCTTGTAGACTTTATGCGAGAGAATAATATTGTATGGGGTGTTGGTAGAGGTAGCTCAGTAGCAAGCTATGTGTTATACTTGCTAGATGTACATCGCATAGACAGTTTTAAGTATAATTTAGACTACAAAGAGTTCTTAAGATAAGTAACATACAAAGGAGAATACCATGGTAGAAAAATCAAAAGGTAGACCACAACACAGAACTATGCGTGGCACAGTCATTGATATGGACATGCTACGTAAAAAGAATGAACTTACTCCGGCAGTAGGGCTAGGTATGAAAGTAAACGCACGGGGAGATGAAATCGGTCCCGGCGGCAAGATTATTCGTACCCGTGACGAAGTATTAGCTGATTATTACAAAAACAATGATGCAGTAGTAGTAGCCGACCCAGGCAAAGCAAAACCAGACGAGGAATAAATGAAAACATTTACATCTAAAGTAAAAGCAATCGGTGACAAGGTTCTTGTTTCGGATATGGATTTTGGTGAACAGAAAACCAAAGGTGGCTTAATTTTAGGCAGCGACGACGGCAAGAGCCGCGGCGTACACGCACGCTGGGGTCGTGTATTTGACAAAGGCCCACGCAACACAGACGACTATAAAGTTGGTGATTGGATTCTAATCGAACACGGGCGGTGGACTCGTGGTGTAGAGTTTGATACCGAAGGCTTTACAGGTACCATTCGTATGGTAGAAAATACTGCTGTACTTGGATACAGTGAGACAAAGCCTGACGATGTATTGTTTGGTACTGAATACAACGACGGCGAGCACATGACCGTTGACCCAAGCGATTTTGTTTAATGAGCGGTCAGCGACGCTGGCTTAAAGTATGGGCAAGAACTGTCGGAATGCCGATCGGCATTAACGATGACGACAAACCAGAATTCTTGCCCATCTCTCAAACAGACGTAAAGAAAGCGCTAGCATTCCGAACATTCTGGATTGCGTTACACGTTGTTACTTGTTTTGCTATTATAGCAGGTAATGGCCGAACACTAGGGCTTTGGTAATGAATAAAACAGGACAGAAGCACTATGAAACCTAACACAAAGTTTAATCTTACAGTTAGAGATATAGAAATAATTGAATCGGCACTAATGGCAAAAGCAGGGCGCCGAGGGATGGCTATTGCTCAAGGAGCAACTAGTGTCACGCTCAAAAAAGAAATGCACGAAATACAAGAACTACTAGGTCGATTGCATAATCAAAAGAGATGGTATACACCTAAAGACTTTACTCCGGGAGGATAGTGTATGCGTATTTTTAGTAAGCATAAACCAAAGTCTAATAAAGAAAGGCGTCCACGCACTTTGTTAGAAAAAATGGACGAAACAAAGTTCAATCCGTATGAACGAAAGAACGGCGAAGCTATGACCGAAATTGAAAAAATGGATCAAGGCTTCAACGGAAAAACTTACACAATAAACGGAATCGAAGGCGATTTTAGTTGACTTTATGTGTTGCTCTTGCTATAATAGCTAAAGTTAAAAGCAACACATAAAGGACTAAAATGACTAACATCGTAGATCTAAACAAATACAAAGACTTTGTAGACGAAGTAACCAGCAACGAATCTAAATCCACTGTTGACATGTACAATCGCATGATCGATATGGAAACAGGTAAAGACGGTGCTGAAGTAAACAGCGCACGGCTTGTCACTGGTGCTATTGGCTTGGCAAGTGAAGCAGGCGAGTTTGCTGAAGTTGTAAAGAAAATGGTCTTTCAAGGCAAACCTTGTGATGAAGAAACTGTTTTTCATATGAAGCGTGAGCTTGGTGATATTATGTGGTACTGGGTAAATGCTGTAAACGCAATTGGCGAAGATCCTAATGAAGTAATTGCTGAAAATGTCCGTAAACTAGAAGCACGTTACCCTGGTGGTAAGTTTGATGCTTTCTACAGTGAAAACCGAGAAGAAGGAGATCTTTAATGTCATTTACGTCTCGCAAAGAATACACCGAGTGGGCTCTTGATCTACTTGACAAGTATGGTGTTAAAGAACCCGGCACTTATACTGCTGACGAACTCAAGCACTATAATCCAAACATTCCTGAATCGTTCATCGACGACTACACAGGGAACACAAACAACTACGACACTTATAAAGTTGATATCAAAAAGGTGTGAGGATTTAAACGGAAAGGAGGATGAATAATGCGTAAACTAGAGAAAAAAATTACATATGCTGAGAACACATTTGAGCCCCATGTAACATATTATCACAATGGGGAAGCGCTCACCAAGCCTGTTTCTGTAGATTCAATATGGAAGCTCGGAGAAGAAAAGGCTAAACCTCTAATCTTTAGCAACGTACAGTCGAGTATGCTATCTCCCGACATTCCCGTCATCACACAGGAAGAATATGATGCGGTAGAAGATGCACGTGAAGCCGCCCTTGGCCGATTGGCCGAAATGGACGCAGAGCTTATTCTTAAAGATGACGAAGGGAATGAGTAATGTATAACGAACATTGGGAATACGAAAACGATGAAATGATTCTGTTTTGGGACGGAATCTTTTCTAATTGGTACCCAGCTGGTTTTGTAATTGAAGGCGTTGAGTATAACTGTGTTGAGCAGTACATGATGGCTGAAAAAGCTCGCTTCTTCAACGACACTGAAATCGAACAGAAGATCATGAAAGCAAAGTACCCGGATGAGCAAAAGAGGCTCGGACGCAAAGTACGCAATTTTGATGCTAACGCCTGGATGTCAGTGTGTAGAGAAAAAGTATTGCCGGGCATTGTTGCTAAGTTCAAATCTCATCCTGCTCTCAAAAAGCTGCTACTAAGTACAGGTGATAAAGTTATTGCCGAAGCTTCACCCGAAGATAGAATCTGGGGCATTGGGCTACACCCAGAAGATGCTAAAGCACAAGATCAAGCTAACTGGGACGGTCTTAATATTCTCGGTGAGTTAACAATGGAAGCTCGCAAGCAACTAAAGGAAAATGCGTAATGAAAGAACTTTGGGTAGAAAAATACCGGCCAAAAACAGTAGACGGTTATGTGTTTCGTGACGAAGCACAGCGCAATCAAGTAAACACTTGGATAAAAGATATTCCAACTCCCTGACAAACCTGAAATGGCAATGGTGGTAGATTATTATGAAGAATGACAAAGTAACCCGTTTTGAAGTAATTGACGAAACCGGTAGAGTTATAGTTAAGTACGGAGTGAGTGTTGAGTTGAGCTATCAAGACAATGGCCAAACTCTTAAAGTGTTTCTAAAGGATATTAAACTTAGAGGTCATCATGAAAGTTAAAATAGGTCCTTTTCCTACTCATAGGTTTTATCACAACTGGTTATACAACTGGTTTGGATATTCCCGTAATCAGAGAACAAATATAAAGATTCACGACTATGATACTTGGAGTATGGATCACACCCTGGCTCTAATCATCCTACCTATGCTTGTACAATTGAAAGAAACTAAACAAGGTGCTCCTAATGTAGATCCGCAAGATGTTCCGAAAGAACTACGTCCTACTGCTAAATGGAAAAAAGCATACGAAGGAGATGGTACTACTGACCCCAAGTTCTTTGATCGGTGGGATTGGATCATGGATGAAATGATTTGGGCGTTCGAACAAAAGTGCCGTGATGATTGGCAAGATGATTATTATGGAGACTATATCGAGGATCAAAAGAATGGGCCAATGGCTGGTAGTTTTGAATGGATTGACCATGAAGGCAGAGCTGCGCACCAGGATCGCATGAGCAATGGTTTTAGGTTGTTTGGAAAATATTATGAAAATTTATGGGATTAAATAATGAAAGAATTATGGGTAGAAAAATACCGTCCGAAAACAGTAGACGGTTATGTGTTTAGAGATGACGCACAACGCAATCAAGTAAACACTTGGATAAAAGAAAAGACTATTCCGCATTTGCTGTTTAGCGGCAACGCAGGCATTGGCAAGACTACACTTGCTAAACTGCTGTTTAACGAACTTGATCTTAATCCGCTTGACATTCTTGAGATCAACGCAAGTCGTACAAACTCTGTAGACGACGTTCGTGACAAGATTGTAAACTTTGTACAAATGATTCCGTTTGGCGATTTCAAAGTTGTACTGCTTGATGAGGCAGACTATTTGTCTCCTAACGCACAAGCAGCGCTTCGTGGTGTAATGGAAGAATATCATAGCACCGCACGTTTTATTCTAACGTGTAACTATCCAAACAAAATCATTCCTGCTATTCATTCACGTTGTCAGGGCTTTCACATTGCTAAGATCGATCAAACAGAGTTTACTGCTCGTGTTGCTGAAATTTTGATCACCGAAGGCACTGTGCCTGATCTCGATGTACTTGATACTTACGTAAAGGCTACATATCCTGATCTGCGTAAGTGTATCAACATGGTACAGCAAAATATTGTCGACGGCACGCTTGTTACTCCGCAGCAAGGCGACAGCGGCGAAACTGATTGGAAACTTGACATGGTTGAGTTGTTCAAGGCAGGCAAGATCCAAGAAGCTCGTAAGATGCTGTGTGGCTCAGTGCGAGCAGAAGAAATGGAAGAAATTTATCGTTGGCTATACGATAATATTGAGCTGTTCGGAAATGAACAGCAACAAGACCAAGCAGTGCTAATTATTAAGCAGGGCTTGGTTGATCACACCCTTGTAGTAGATCCAGAAATTAATCTGGCTGCTACGCTTATCAGATTAGCACGTTTAGGAGAATAATATGCGAGGACAATTAGATGTTTATGCAGGCCCTATGTATGCCGGCAAGACTAGTGAGCTGTTACGTCGTGTTCTTTGGCTCGGTCATCAGCGCAAAAAAGTTCTAGTGATTAAGCCAAGTAAAGATGATCGTTACAGCGAATCTGAAATTGTTACACATAATCAGCTAAGTCATCCTTGCGTAAGTGTTAGCTCTATTGTAGAGTTTGATCAAGATCATAATGTAAAACCCAAGCACTTTGATACTATTTGTCTCGACGAGGTACAGTTTTTTAACGCAACAGAAACTGTAGAAATTGTAGAAAAATGGCTCAGCACCGGGATTAACGTTGTTGCTGTTGGCCTTGACCAAGACAGCAGGGGAGTGCCATTTGAAACTGTAGCGTTGCTTATGGCTCTCTCAGACCGTGTAGAAAAGATTGCAGCAGTGTGTACCAAATGCGGTGCGCCTGCTACAAAAACGTACAGACTCAAAGCTAGCGGTGACCGTGTACAGGTAGGTAGCATGGGCATGTACGAACCTCGATGTGTAGAGCATTGGGAACCAAAATAACTCTACAAACACACAAACAAAACTTCGAGAAAA